AGAGCTAATCAGTTAATATGGAAAACATATTTAGAGTTTAAAGCTTATAGAGAAGTTATATTCCTTACTATGTTTAATGAATACAATGAAGTAGTTACTGAAGTAGTAGATAGTAAATATCCTATTCCTGAAGATGCAGCTACTACATTTATTATTAACAGATATAATCAGAAAGCTAAAAGATATGAATGGATAGATGAGTTTGGTAATGTAATGTATGCTGAAAAGATGTATATTCCTAGAAGATATGAAATAACTAGATATGGTTATGATATCTTTACTGATATGCGTGAAGTTCCTAATCAACCACTATCTATTGATAATCCTTATGATTTTGAGTTATCTTGTAAAGGTAGAATCTTTTCAGGATTAAATGCTGAATCTATATCATTAGTAGAAAGAGCGTTACCATCACTATTACAATATACATTTGTTAAAGATTTACAGAATAGAGAGTTAGCTAAATACGAAGGATATATTAAAAATATTGATGCTAGTCAAATTCCTGATTATCTAGCTATGGATGAAAATGGTAATCCATTATATGAAGGTGCTGATAAACTAAAAGTATGGAGGTATTTAAGACGTACACTAGGAGATAGTTACTATGACCCAACAGCTACTACATCAGGATTACCAAACAATCAACGTACTACAGCAGTAACAGCTGAACAAGCTGGTTCTATTGGTGAGATAGTTAATATGCAACAGTTGTTAGATTTGATAGATAGAGAAATGGGAATGCAAATGTTAGTACCACCACAAGCTGAAGGTATATTTTCTCCAAGTTCTAATGTATCAGATAATCAACAAGCTATAGCACAATCATATACTATGGCTGAAGAATATTTTAGAATGCATCAGTTAGTTATTAAAGAAGTAGTAAATGAATATGTTACACAGTTTACTAATTACTATCGTAGATTCTTTGAAACTAATCCAGAAAAGACTGAAACTTTCTTAAACTATGTTACTAATGATGGAATGAAAAAAACTATTAGAATAAAACCTGAATTACTTAATCATGAGGATTTAGGAATCTTTATTCATGATGGTGACTATAATGAAAGATATCGTCAAATGATGACACAAATGATACAACCATTAGCACAAAATGCTGGTGAAGGAGCTGAAAGAATATCAGAATTAGTAATGGCAATGACTAGAGGTGATAGTCCAGAAAAAGTACATAAGATGATTGCTGCTGCAGCTAGAGAACAAGAACAAAGAGCGCAACAACAAGGACAACAACAACAACAAATGCAACAGCAACAGTTACAAGCTCAAGCAGAAATGAAACAACAAGAGCATAGTAATAAACTAGAACAAATCACATTAACCAAACAATTAGATGCTGAAATAAAAGCTATGGATGTCTATAAGTTTACTGATGATTTGAATGCAGATAAAGATGGTATTCCAGACCATATTGAAGCTTATAGAGCTATGAGAGGAATGAATCAAAAAGATAGAGAACTAGATATAAAAGAAAAAGATATAGCTAGTAAAGAGAGAATAGCTAAAATTTCTAAAAAAGAGAATATTAAGGCTACTAAATAATATTAATTGAATAACATAAAATATATTTGCTTATGGAAATAGGAGATGATTTTCTGCCAGAGTTAGATTTTGACTTTGAAGAACAAGATGATACTACACCAATTGTTACAAACAATCAGGATGATAGTGAGGAAGAAGAAGAAATAGAAGATGACAATCTTGAAGATGATTCTGAAGATGAATCAACGGATGCTATTGATACGGATGAAAATGCTGTTGCAGCTTTTAATTATTACAAGGATAATAATTTTATTACCATTGACCATGAGTTTGATGGTACTTTCGACTCATTGAAAGAAGCATTAGATAAACAAGCGCAAGTAACACTTGTAAATGCTATTGATAACTTTCCTTCTTTTCTAAGACCTATTATTGAATATGCTACACTCAAGGATGATATAACTCCTGAAGAGGTAGCTAACTTTTTAATGCAATATCAACCACCTTCTTTTACAGAAGATGATTTGCGTAATGATACAGATTTAGCTGAAAACTATTTAAGTAATTCATTAAAACAAGAAGGATTAGATACAGATGAAATTGAAGATAGATTGGATTATTTGAAAGATAGAAATCAATTAACTAAAGAGGCTGTTAGACAATTCAAGAAAGATGAAACAAATAGAGAGTCTGAAATGAATTATCAACTAGAACAAGTAAGACAACAAGAGCAAGTTGAACAACAACAACAAGAATTATTTGTACAGAATTTTGGTCAAGTATTAAATGATACTAATTGGAGAAATGACCATAAGCAAGTAATTGCTCATGAGTTTACAAGTGGTAATTTTAAGACTAGAATGGAACATGTATTTGAGAATCCTAAAGCATTAGTTAAGTTAGTAGATTTCTTAGCTAATTATGATGGAGAAGATATAAACTTAGATAGATACAAAAAATCAGCATTTAGTCCTTCAGTAAAAGGAGTAAAAGATACTGTAGAAAAATATTGGTCTAACTCATCGTTAGCTAATAATAAATCCTCGAAGGGTGGAAATCCTAAAGTAGATTTATCGGAATTGGAACTTATGTAAAATAATAATAAAATGGAAAGAAAAACCGCCCTTAAAGTAACAGAATACAAAGGATTTGGTGGCAACTTCTTCGATAGTGTGTCTCATAGCGCATTGTTTAGAGATGATCAACCTTATGACTTTGGTGTTATGACTGCACGTTTGTTTTCTAGTTCAACCAATTTAGGTTTAACTAACAAGCGTTGGAATTATTTAACTATGGCTCAAGGTAATTACTTTGTAATTCCTGGTGGTCGTAATGAGTATGCTTGGTCTGTAATTGGTGATGCTGATGTTGACTTCCGTGTTACGGAATTGTTAGTTTCAGAAAGCTCTAATCCTGGCAAAGCTAATACTACTTTTGCTATTGCTTTAGACCGTAATTGGTTAAAAGCTCCAGTAGTACTAAAGACTGCATCTGATAATGCACCATTGCTAGAAATTATATCTGGTCCTGAACCACTTGGTACACATTCATTTAGATATGAAGTGAAGATTCAGGATGGTAATCCTAATAGTTGGATTCCTGTAGAATACTTAAAACCTGGACAAGTTGTTACTAGAGTAGGTACTCGTGTAACTAATGAAGAAAATACTAAATATGGTACTGACCAATACTCAAGTCAAATGAAACTTCGTGGTGTTGTAGGTCAATATGCTAATGAGGTATCTTTCACAGATAGGTTTATTCGTATGGAATTAGCTGCTGGTAAATCTGGTAAATCTAATGCAGGAACTTATGATGACCATGATGGTAAGAAGTATCGTGATGCTTTCTCTCGTGGACATATCTATCAAGCTAGTTTGAAGAATAAAAATACTAATGAAGTTATTCAGAAAGGTATGTTTATTACTAAAGCTGAAGAAAGATTGTTAGAGCGTACTGAGATGGATAGAGAGATGATGTGTGAATTTGGTAGATTACAAATTGATACTGACCAAGATTCTAAGAGAGTAAAGAAAACTGCACCAGGTTGGAGACAATTAGTTCGTGATGGACAATATATGCCACATGGAGGTAACTTTACACTAACAGGATTGTATGATTTCTTACATCAAGTATTATACAGGAGACGTGGATTTATGAATCGTAAACCTATGTTAGTAGGTGGAACTGGAGCTATTAGTTATTTGTCAACACTTATTGCACAACAAGCATCTGTATTCCAAACACTAGAGCCAGGATTTGCATTAAGAGATAATGCTGAACCTACTGGAGTACATAAGTATGAGAAAGAATGGGGATTCCAGTTTACTCGTATTAAGTTACCAATGGGAATTGACGTAACTATTATGTATGACCCATCTAAAGATGATGATACATTATACAAAGAGAAAGCACCAGGTTCTTATTTACCACTAGAATCATTTCAGATTGATATCTTAGACTTTGGACAAACTGAAAATGCTGCTGAAAACTCTAATGGTAATAACATTTGTATGGTAATGGAAGATAATATTGACTATTACTTCTCTGTAGCTAATGCTATTGACTTTAAGAATGGTATTATTAAAGATGGTTCTAATGCTTACAAGTTTGGTAAAACATTAAGTATTTATAGAGAAATGAGTGGTTCATTAAATATTTGGGATACTGGTGCGGTAGGTCGTATTGAGTGGGTTCCAGGTTATGTATCGTAAACAAATAAAATAATAATTATAGCCTATGATTAAGGGACAAAAAATCTACGTGGTTCACGTACCACGTACATCAGCGCAAGGGAGACATACTTACGAGTATAAGCGTGATGATGGAACTACTATTTCGATGGGAAGAACTAAGTCTAAAGGAATATCTATACCGTTTAGTTTTGTAAGAAATGGAAACCAGTTATTAACAGGATTAGATGAATTGATTGACAATCCATACTATGAATTAACAAAAGACCAACTTAATTTTGGTAGTAACTGGTTTTCTAATTTAGATAGCGTAACTAAACAAAAACAGATTACTCTTCAAATGTTGTATGAGATAATGGATGATATGATTGCTGGAACTTACACTTCTACTACTAATACTCCATTAATGAGTCAAATCATGAATGATATAAAAGTTGCTGATAGATTAAACAATCAATCAGAACTAGAGCAATTCAAGATATGGTTACAAGAAGGTACTAACGTATTTTCTTCTGATACTTCACGAGGTAGATTAGCAATACAACTTTTAAAGAATCATCCTAAAATAGCATTAGATAAGAATCAAGTAAATGAAAATATACATGAGTTTTATATTGCTGAAGAAGAAGAAGCTATAAAAGAAGCTAACAAGAAGATTGATATTGTTATGGATGGATTGACTAAATTAGGATTACTATTTAGTAACTACGATATGTTTAGTCGTTACCAAATGTCTGTTATTTTAGATTTAGTTACTGGAGAAGCATCTGATTCTCTAGTAGAAATGTCTTTAAAGAATCATATTTGGGAACAACGTAAAGTATCTAAAGGAACTCAAGAAGAAAGAATTATACAGTTCTTAGAACAGTATGATTTACTATTGAAGGATAAAGATAAAGTTTACATTCGTTATATGATACAACAAGCTATTAATACAGGATTATTCTATCTTACAGGAGGAAAACACTTTTGGAGAAGTCAAAAAGGAATTGAAAACTTGTATAATTTAGGAACTTCTAAAACTAAAATAGAGAATATGTTGTATCAAGAAATGGAAGCTTACGACCCTGACTTAACAGATGACAATGTATATTACAAACTTTTAAGTGAATTAAAACAAAAAGGAATTAAATGCCGATAGATATAGATTTTCTACATTTCAAATTGGAGCAAAGTTATAACAAGCTATCCAACAATCACCAGAAGTATCTTACTGATGTTGAAAAGGATGAAGTGTTAAATACTGCTATATTTGAATATTTAGAAATATTTATACACGGTAGGAATCCTAAGAATTTTAATTTAGGTTTTGAAGTTACGCAACAACGAATAGATATGCTACATACTTTAGTAGTATCATATCCTGAATTCTCAAAAAAAGATTTAACACTATTTGAAAATGGTGTTTACTATTATGAGTTTCCTGAAGATTACAGGTCTTATCGTAGTGCTAGAGTTTATGAGAGTAGTTGTGATACGGCTTATGATGTAAATATAGAACAACATGGTGATTTATCTACAGTAAGACGTGCAGTACACAGAAGAACTTCTAAAAGATTTCAATATATTGTAGCTACTATTAGAAATAATAGAATGTATCTGTATGGTGATGGGGAAGTATTTCCATCTACAATCGAACTAACATACATTAAAAAACCAAATAAAGTATGTAAAGGAACTTATCCTAGTTTAGAGAATAGAAATGAATCTAATCCACCTTTACAATCTAAAATAGATTGTGATTTACCTGAAGAATATGTAGATATAATAGTTAGTATAGCTGTTCAAGAATTAGCAAGAAGATTTAGCGATGGCAATACTAAGAACATTCAAACCGATAAACTCATAAATTTAACATAATATGAAAAGAACTCACAAGCCGTATCAAGAATATTTTCTTGTGGCAAAAAACAGTACTACTCTGGCAACAGATACTAGTGACTTGTTTACAGCTAATGCTATTAATTTAACAGATGGACAACTTGGTATTTTAAATGTTTCTAGTAACAAATTTGTTACAGGTTCAAATACTGTATCTACTGTTCCTGCTATTAAACTATTAGCTGGTACATCAACATCTGCTGATTTTAGTAAGAATTACGGATGGCATGTTGGAGAGGTTAAACCTTTCTTAGAAACTCCAATCATTGATGCAAGTCATGAAGTACAATCATTTACTGCAAGTTTAACTCCAGTACAATCTAATTCAGCTGTTTACATTGATGGAGTATCTACTCCAGTTGCTTCAACTGCTACAGTTAAACAGAATTATGCTATTAATATTTTATTCCGTTCTGTTCGTAAGGATAGAGATTATGGTAATAATATTGATAAGTTAATTACTAGCTATGAAACTCCTCTTACTTTAGTAGGTAATGATGCTCCTCAACAAAAATCTTATGTACTAGCTAAGTTGATTGGTAGAATCAATGCTCAATCTAAGTTGAATAATCTTCAACCACAATGGGCTAACATTGCTGCTAAGAAACATGTTATTGCATTAGGTATTAATTTGAATGGAAGTGCTACTGGAACTGCAATTTCAACAATTAAAACAGGAACTAGTGTTGATGTAATGAGTACTACTAATGGTACACTAAGTGTAACATTTACTGCTGGAATGGTTCAAACATTAAATAATTTTATTAAGAGTAAATTAATTACTGCTAGTGCTAGTAATGTATTAGCTGAAATTGTTACTGTTGATGTTGATACTGTAAATGGTGGATATATTGATGGTATTTTACTTGTAGCATTAGACCATGATACAGCAGTTGCTTATGATGATATCTATGCAGTAAAACCTACTATTGATGTTACTGTTGGTGGATTTACTTCTTACACTACAACTACTGTATCTTCAGCAATTGAACCAAGTGGTAGTGGTAGATTATTTAAAATTGCATTTGACGAAAGAGCTTTTGCACAATATGGTAATCATCAACTAACAGGATTTGCTGATGAGTTAATCAAAACTCCATCTTACATTGATGAGACTAAGAGTTATATTGCATACATTCTTGATTTGTATAACAAAGATGAGAAGTTTGATGATTCTATTCACCACCAAACTCGTATTTGGATATTAACTGAAGCTACACTTAATACTGCTACAGCTTTTGCTGAATCAGGTATTGTAGCTACTCCTGGTAATCCAACATTAATTACAGCATTAAATACTTTCTTTGGTGGATGGTTGCCTTCATTAACTCCAGGTTATAAAGTGTTTGATAATCAAGGTGGTACTCCAAGTACAACTAACCCTTTTGTATTAGAACTTAAACCTAGTATTACTAGTGTAAATACAACTAATAGTGTTGTAGGAGCTGCTACTACACAAACTGTTACTGGTTTAAATTTTAGTACAGATATGGTTGCTGCAGATATAGCTTATATCTCAACTGCTGGTGTAGCTACTCCTGTAGTTACAATAGGAAGTAAAACTACAACAAGTTTTACACATACTGTACCAATTGCTACTAGTGCTCCAGGTCAGTATCTTATGAGAATTATATTTAATGGTTATACTACTTATAAAAGAGTTACTGTAACTGCATCCTAAACAAATAACTAGCTGGTAGTATTAATTTACTACCAGCTTTTTAAAATGCTAAAAATGAAAAGAATAGTATTATTATCATTACTTATATTCCCTATATTCTTGTTTGCTCAATATCCTACTTTTAGTAATAAACAAAAGTTAGGAGTACAGACTACAGGTGATGGATTAATTTATAGAGGTAATGAACAAACTCCCAGTTATACACCAAATAATGTTAACAATGCTTACTTTTATTTAGATACAGTAAGAAATACATTAAAATTTTATAAAACTAATCAATGGTTTACTATATATCCTACAGCATCTGATACAACATCATTAGGTAATTATTTACTTAAAAGTGACACTCTAGCAATGTTACTTCCCTATTTAAGAAAAGCAGATACTATTAGTTTATCTAATAGAATTAATAATAAATTAAGTCTTGCAGATACAGCTAGTATGTTAGCACCATATCTAAAGTTAAAAGATACTACAGCAATGTTATCTCCTTACTTTAGAGATAGTGACACAACTATGTTGAATCTTAGTTCAAGATTTAATTTAAAACTTAATGCTACTGATACAGTATCGCTTTCTAATAGAATAAACTTAAAATTAAATAAAACTGATACAATAAACTTATCAAATAGAATAGATTTAAAACTTAATAAGAGTGATACTGTATCATTATCAAATAGGATAAATAAAAAGTTAGATACACTATATGTAAACTATCAAACTAATGTAGATTTATTAACTAATAAAGACACAATAAATATAACTACATTAGAAGCTGGTGCAGGAATTAATATTGTAAATAATGTTATAAGTTTAGATACTGTATTATTAGATAGTGTAGTAAGAGTACAAAATGTATATGTAAAAAATGGTACAGGTACTGTATTAAATAAAGGAGAAGCAGTATATGTTACTGGAGCTGCTGGTACTAATATACTAGTAGGTAGAGCATCTAATGTTGCTGAATCAACTTCTAGTAAAACATTAGGACTTACAATGACATCTATTGGTGTTAATGGTTTTGGTTATGTAATTAAAGAAGGATTATTAAAAGGATTAAATACTAATTCAGCAACTGCTGGCGACCCTATTTGGTTAGGTGTAAATGGAGCATTAATATTTGGTTTAGCTAATAAACCTTTTGCTCCTAAGCATTTAGTTTATTTAGGAGTAGTTACTGACAAAAATCCAAGTGTTGGTGAAGTATATGTTACTGTACAAAATGGATTTGAGATTAAAGAATTACATGATGTACAGATAATTGACCCAGTTAATAAAGCATCATTATATTATAATTCATCAGAAAGTTTATGGAGAGATACTACAGCTACATTATTAGTTAGTGATACTACTAGTATGTTATCTAAGTATGTAAACACTTATGGTAATCAAACTAATATTAATGGTGATAAAACATTTAATAATATAGTAACTATTGATTCAGCTACTGTTACAGGAAAACTATTAGTTAATACAACTATTAGTGATGCTGTAAAAATAACTAGTAATACTAATTCTACTAATCTTGAATTAATGAATAGTAGTAGTAGTGTGTATATTAAGTCTAGTAATAAAAATATGATATTACAAACAGATACTACTGCTTTAGTGTATCTTAATGGTGATAATAAAAAAGTTGGTATTCTTACAATGACTCCACAACAAGAATTAGAAGTTAATGGTAATGCAAGAATAACTGGATTAAATAATAATTTAGTTCCTACAAATTTAGTTGGTAGTAGTAATAATAATGATTTAACTAATGTACATCTTGGAGAAGGATTATCATTTACTAATGATACACTTAAAGTTGATTTGACTATTATTGATACAGCTATTGCTGCTAGTTCTATCACTCTAGTTGGAAATGTTAGTGGAACTGGTTCAACTAATTCA